TTTGTCTAAAAGGTATTGCCGGTCCGAATATAGATATACTTGCTCCAAGAGGATCTGCTAAATCTACAGTTTTAGGTTTATATACAGCTTGGTCTATTGGCATACATGCATTAAATAAAATGCCTTTGAAAATTTTATATATTTCTTATACCGTTGATGTAGCTAGACCAAAAAGTGCAGCAATAAAAAGAATTATTGAAGAAAGTAAAATTTATAAAGAAATTTTTCCAATGGTAAAGATTGCTAAGGGAATAAATTCTAATGAATATTGGAGTATAGATTGGAAATTTGCTGGCATAAAATCAACTGGTGAAGAAGAATTCAGTGTATGTTGTGCTGGATTGAAAGGTGCAGTTACATCAAAAAGATCACACCTCTGCATAATTGATGACGCAATAAAAAGTTCAGACGATATTAAAAATAAAGACATAAGACAAGCTATGGAAGATAACTGGAATGCTGTTATTGTTCCAACTATGTTTGAAGGTGCAAGAGCTATTTGTTTAGGAACTAGATTTAGACATGATGATATTCATAACACAACTTTTCTACCATCTGGTGGCTGGAGACAGATTGTCCAATCAGCAATCACTGTTGATGAAGAAGGTGAAGAAATATCTTATTGGCCTGAAATGTGGTCACTTGAATATTTAAGTGAAAGAAGAAGAACTGCACCAATTGCTTTCAGTTTCCAATATCAAAATCAAATTGTACAAACCAGTGAATTATCTCTTTCTCCAGACTTAATTGTTAAAGGAACTATATCTACAGAGTTTGATACTTTAGGAGTTGGAGTAGATTTATCTGCTGGTGTTAGAGAACAAAACGATTACACTGTGTTTGTAATGGGTGGAAGAGTAAAAGATAAAATTCACATCATAGATTGTAAAAGAGTGAGAGTTATGGGAAATTTAGAAAAATTAGAACTTTTAATGGAAATGATGGAGGAGTGGGGAATAATTCATAAAGATGGAAAAAATTATTTTCCTACAGGCAGTTCAATAGATGTTTGGTCAGAAGCTGTTGCATATCAAGCTTCATTAGAAGCAGATTTCAAAAGAATTTGTTTACAGGAACAAGGTTTATACAATTTAATTTGGCATCCAGTAAAAGGTTTCCGTGGAGATAAAGTTGCAAGATTTCGAGGAATTATGGGACTTTTCGAACAAAGAAAAATTATTTTTAACAAGTATAGAAAGATGGGTCATTTGACAGATGAGATCATAAATTTTGGCGTTAGCTCACATGACGATTGTGTAGATGCTTTAGTGTGGCTATGTAATGGGTTAATGACTCGTGGAAAACTTGAGTTAGAGTATTGACCAATTAAACTATTAGTATCAACAAACAATGGCAACAACGTATTACAAAATTGAATTAGAGCAAGATGCTTACGGATCTGCTGTAATTCCTCTTCCTGATGAGCTATGCCATGATCTGGCACTTGAACCTAACGAAAGGTTTGAAGTAGAATGTGAGGGAGATGTGATCACATTAAAACGTGTTCACGCTGGATACACCATTGATCAGTAAACTGGGTTCTTAATCTAATGAGTGAAAGTAATAGCAAATCTGTTCTGGAGGATATGATCAAATCCGTCATCACTAGGGACGGTAAGGGAACTGCAGACACCATGCTAATTAGTTCTCATTTATCCCAAATGAAGATGTTTGGGATTAGACAAGGTGTTGAATATTATCCGTTTCAAGATAATCTTGGAACTCAAAGATTTGATTTTATTCAACAGGTAATTAAGTTTAATCAGTTGGATGCCAGATTAGATGCAATATGGGACAGATTTCTAGTTTATGGAAAAGGATTATTTTATATAAGACCAACAGAAAAATCTTATAGACTTTATTGGTTTAACAAAGATTCTTATAGAACTTATTACACTCCAGAGGGAGAACTAGAAGAAGTAATTATTATCTATCCTTACAAGGTAAGATCATCTAAAGGTTTTTCTGGGGTTGGTTTAAATACAGATAAAAGATATATGAGATTGAGAATAACTGCGAAAGAGGTAGAAGAATTTCATAGCGAGCAAGAAATAACATTTGAACAAGAGAATATAAATTTTGCAACCTTTGATAAAAAAGTTGTAGAAAACACTATGGAATTTATTCCATGTGTAGAAGTATTTAACAACCCAGATGCTTTTGGAACTGACGGAGCAGGTGAGTTTGATTTCTTATCAAATCAAATTGTTGCTCACGATGAAATGGTTAAAAATATTAGAGCAAACTTATCATTCTTTGGTAATCCAACTTTATTATCTTCTCGACCAAAACAGGACATCGTAGAGAATGATGATAATGCAGTTCAAAGACCTAGCATATCAAGTCAGTCTGGATTTGCTTCAGATGTTAATCTGTTTAGTTCTACATACAAATCAGATCCAGTAACAAGATCTCCTGCTGGTTACAGCGGAAGGCCAGGATCTGGTATGAGAGTTCCAAGAGTTATTGCTAATTTAGAACCTTCAGATCGTGTAGGATTTATAACTCCTAATCCTGTTGGTTCAGATCAAGCTAGATATACAGAACAATTACGAAGTGAAATTAGATTAGCTCTAGGAGGTATTGATGATCTCAGTATTACTAACGTAACAGCGACTGAAATTAAATCAGCATATGGTCGAGTAAGTGCTACTGCTAAAAAGAAATGTTTACAGATTTATACTTACGGAATTTGTAGATGCTTCGAATTAATGATTTTCCATGAAGAACAAATTTTCAGAAAATCACTTGCTTTTGCTGCAGGGTTAAAATTACCTGTTCCTCCAGAAGATATAGAAGATCCAAAACAAGTAGAAAAATTTGAAAAACAGAAAGCAAAATACGAACAAAAATTACAAGCAGCTGTTCAACAGGCTATAGAAACACAAGAGATTCCAGATGGAGTTGTAGGGCTTGCTCCTGATGGTGATAGAACGGTACTTTGGAGATGGATGGGTCCTGTGTACGAAGATACGGCACAGGATAAATTAAACCAATCTATCTTTACCAGAAACCTTCAAGAATTGGGGGTTGATAGTATAGAAGCACTGAAGTATTTATTTCCTTCTAAAACTGATGACGAAATTGCTGGGATGCTTTCCGGTTTTCCATTCAGAATGGTAGGAGAAGTACAGAGGGCGTATTCATCATTTATTGATCTAATAAATCAAGAAATGAGAACTCCACATCCTCAGCAGCCCAACCTACCAATGGCAGCAGATCCACGTCTTGATCTCACTCCATTTTTATATCGAACATTAGAAAGTTTACAAAAAGAGGTAACTTATGCAGGACGCTACCGCAGCTCAGACCCAATCAGCACCCCAAGTATCCCAGACCCCACAGACCAGCTACGTGGCTCCTCAGACAGCAGCCCAAGCACCTTCCGTGGCGACTTCCCCACAATGGGTGGCTCCACAGACAACACAAGTGGCACCAGCACCACAAGTGCAAGCCCAGATGGGGGTTCAGGGTCTCCAATCAACCCCTACAGCGTACAGCCCCCAGCCACAGCAGGCGACTCCACAAGCGGAGAACCCATACAAGGACGCATTCAACAGGGTAGTGGGTCTCCTGAGTTCTCCAGTCCAATTCCCGTTCCAGGGTCAACAGTCTCAAGCGACACCAGCAGTAGACCAGGGCAACTACGGATACCAACAAACAACCCAGTACAGCAATCCGGCTCAGCAGACTTATATGCCTTTGAGCAACAGCAACCAGGGGTACTCCAACAGCTCTTCCCAAGCTTCTTCGGAAATAACAGACCAGCAGCTCCTAGCAAACGGAGTAAGTGAAAATAGTCTTGAAGTAATCAATCATTTTGGTGCTGATGCTCCTGCTATTCTAAATAACTACGCTTGTCAGATTGAAGATTCATTAATAACAACTAATCAGCAATTAAGTGAAGCTGTAGGTCTATTACAAGAAATGTCACAAGAGCATAAAGCTTATGAACAGATCTTGACAGATCCTGATGTATTGGCTGATTACACATGTGAGTTCTTTGGACCAAATGGCCCATATCCAGTAGAAGAAGAGAAACCAGCTTATGGTGCTCAGCAAGCTCCTACATATGCAGGTCAGCAATTCCAGAATCCACAAACTCAAGCTCAAGCTCAAGCTCAGGCTCCTGTAAGACCAGATATGCCTGTACCTCCAGCACCACAGACTCCAGCTGATGCTGGTGATTTCTGGAAGGACTTCGGAGGAGCTGCAGATAGAGATCCACAAAACGCATGGAGATATCTAAATGCTGCTCAACAAAATCCTGAAGTATTCCGTCAGAAACTTCTTGTAATGGAGTAAAGCTAAAAGGGGTGGGCTTCCACCCCATTTTATTTTTTGATATGAAAAAGAAAAAAAGCACAACTGAAAAAGCTGATCAATTTTTATCAGGATTAGGAACTGCTGGCGGAGCTATTGGTTCTCCTCAGTTAATTGGTTTCGGTGGTGCAGATGTTCAAAAACAAGTAATGTCTGGAAATATAGATGAGTATGCAAGTATAAGAATGAGACAGGGGGATACAAGAATAGGAGAATCGGCTGCCATGCCATCTGATTTAGATTCATCATATGTGAAATTAAATTTACCGGGTTCTCCTTTACCAACTAATGCTTTATTAGCTTCAGGGAATTTGATAAATGCTCAGCAAACACAAGAAATGATTAGATCTCAAGAACAGATGTTTTTAGCACAATATTTACCTGCTGCAGGATTAAGTCAACTTCCTGTAGGTCAGCCTCCATTAGAATCAGAGAAAGGCAAGAAGTAAATGGAACACAAAAAAGCTAAAAAAGCAAAAAAAATGGCAGAAGAAGCCATGAGAATGATGGCTATTGAAGAGCAAATGGCTGAAATGTCACAAGCTGATTTACAACCTGCAGATGGATATATTAACCCAATGGGGAGAATAGGAACTGTACCTCCTTCTACATATTCACTTGGAAATATGTTAAATGGAATTACAACTCAGTCGGTAATAAATCCAGAAACTTAAATAAGTAGAATATTAAGTCAATTTATAATTGTAACTAATGGAATTTATTTTCCAGTATTCAGAGCACATTCAGTGTTCGCAATCAGCAAACCTAGCTGAAATTCAAAAATGTTTATAGATAACGATTTTCCGAAGCTGCTGGGTGCCGAGTTATATAGACCACATCCTGCGTATATCGTAGAAATGGCTTCCGAGCCAGTAGTGGTACATGACTTCACCAAGCAGCCAGGTCAGACCGTTCAATTAGATCGATACCGCTTTTTTGGTAATCCAGGTACTAAGACTTCTAGAGAGAGGACTCAGGATCAGACTATCGGAACAGCAAACAGCAGATCTATCGTAAAGGACAAGGTACTTGTATCTCTTAGGGAATATACAGGACCTGCTGACCCTAACAATTCAAATCTTCCTAGCACATTTAAAATTGCTAGAGAAACCCTAATGACAGCTCAGCGTTTACTGCTTGATACTGGAAACTTAAATATGTTTCATCAAAGCATTGGATCGTTGACCTTGTTAGACGATTACCGTAGGTGGAGAGACAGAGTATTCATTGATGAGCTATTCAAATCTGAATCTCGTGGTGCTGCATCTGATACACAGGGTGGTTACTACTATCCAAATGGTAAGACAAAATCTAACTCAACAACACTAAACTCATACTCTGCTACAGAATATGCTTCTGAGCGTTTCAAGTTTAATGTAAAGACTGACCTTCTTGAGGTAGTTAAGAGTCTAAGAAAGCGTCACGTACCTGTATTCGCAGACGGATATTATCGTTGTATAGCTGACCCTTCACTAATGAAGGATCTCAGAGCAGATCAAGGCTTCCGTGAGGTAGCTAGATATCCAGGAATGGGTCAAGGTTCACCTTTAATGGGTGCAATGGGTCCTAACCAAGCCATTTATGGTGGTGGTCAGTATGGACAGGCTCAGTTCGTAGCTGGTGAACCAGTTATGCCTTCTGGATTCGTATTTGAAGGAGTAAGATTCTTTGAATCTACAAACTTCCCATCTAAAACAATTACGGTCGATATTGGAGATGGAAATGGAGCTGTATCTAAGACAACTCCAGCAGGACTATTCTTTGGTCCTCAAGCTATCGGTGTTGGTATCGGTGGTCCTAACGCTCAAGTTCTAATCAATAACAATGATGACTTCTCAAGATTTATCATTCTTATATGGCAATTATATGCTGGTTTTGCGAACTTGAATAAGGACTTCATTACCACTGCCTTCACAATTACAGAGTAATAGGAGGTATTAACTAATGGCAACTTACAAGAGTGACGCAGGAGCAATCCTACAACCCGGTAATCAGATCAACAAGCTATCCGCATTTAACCATGAGGGTGTACTTGGTTGGCCTGGAATTGAACTCTTCGAACAGATTGGTTATGTAAAAGTAACTAACTTATCAGCTGCTCAAGCTAGTAACAAGAGTTTTAGTATCACTGTACCTTCTCCAGATAGAAGAGTAAGTGACAGGGTAAGAGATGACCGCACAAGTTTAGTGGTCAAAGCAAGTTCAGATAGACCTGCATATGTTTATGGAGCTTCTATAGCTATTGCACAAGACGTACCTTCTGGTGGTCTTCCTAGCTTCCCAGCATCTCCTATAACAGCAGATCTTGGAGGTACAACTGGTGAGATCCTATTACTAGGACCTGACAATGGTGGTGCTCCACTCGGTGTTCCTTCATCACAGCTAAATGGTTTAGCAGCTGCATCTAGTTCTATAAGTGCATCAGGCTCACTATTTGCTCAAGGTACATCAGATACAACAACTGGAGATTTTCCAGCTTGGACATCTGTGACTAGCACAATAGCAGCAGGTGATGCAGCTAATTCCATGATGTACAAAGTAACAGCGGATACTACTTTTAAAGTGTATAACTTAAACGCTATTGCTAACACTACAATCACTGGTGATGGAGTATTCATCTCACAAGCTGATTCAGATGCAGGTAGAGCAGGTTATATCGTATGTAGAGTCAACTACTTACGTCCAGCTGCTGCTGTATCTTGGAGTGATGTTTCTTCTTTCGTGGATTTTGCTTCACAAGTAGGCGGAACAGATTCATAATCTATATCTTTATAGAGTTACCAAAAGGCGAGTCTCTCGACTCGCTTTTTTATTGTCAATAAAAAATTATTAAGGTAAGCTAAATTAGAGGAAAGCAATTTTAATTATGCTATATCAACACAAAGTAACTGGTGGTTTAGTTGAGAAGATATCTCAGCACGGAGAAGGAATCTTCATGGTCGTGAATGCGAATGATGAAGTGGATTATGTTCACGAGGATGATTTAATTCCTCATATAGATGCAACTAATGAAAAAATAAGAACAGAGGAAAGATTAACTGCAGAACTAAAAGCTACTGGTGATAAAACTGCAAAACCAACTAATAAAGAAACTTTTCCTCTTGATAGACGTTTGAATATCAATACTGCTAGTGCAAGACAAATAGCAGATAGTCTACCGGGTGTAGGTTTAAAGACAGCAAGAGATATAAAAGATTTACAAACAACGATGACAGGAGAGAGATATACAAAATTAGAGCAACTTAAAGGAATTAAAAGAATTGATTGGGATGCGATATTTAAAGAGAACTTAGTGAGAGTAGACTAGTAACAGGTATATTTTACTTGTTTGAATGAAGCTCGATACCTTTTTACAATCAAAAGTACGTTGGCATTTAGGTTATAACATAACTTCCATACCAGCTGGTGACCAAGCTCGACTAGAAGAAGCACTTAATAATGTTCAGGATTCTTTTTGGGTAAGTAAAATAGTAGAGCAAATAGGTAGGTGTGATGAAGCTGAGAAAAGAACTGATATGACTGGTAGTATTAACAATAATAATATTCCAAAAAATAGAATAGAAAGTATACTTGGTGATGTTGACCGTACTGTATCAACTTCTGATTTTAGACAAACTTTAAAAACTTGGACGGAAATTTATATTTATGAGACAGATAGGCTTGCAATGCATCTCTACGTGCCCAATTACCGCAATCCAGAGCAGGCTAGATATAGATTTAATAGAGAAGGTGCAGAATTTATACAAGCTCTCCCTGGACCAGCTGACGTTGCTGTAGGGACACGGTTATTCTTAGAATCAAATCACAGGTAAATCACAATGGCAATAAATCACTTTCAAGATACAATATTTTTTACTGATGCCACTCTAATTACTCCCGGAGATGGAACATCTTTACAAGTAGCTTTAAACAGTTTTTTCGCTACAAAAAGTTATACTCTTATGGTTACGGTTACCGAAATTGATACTAATGTTGTTGTCCGTTTAGATGGAAGCATCGATGGAACAAACTATGCTCCAATTATTTCAGCTCAAACTATAACTTCAAATGGAACTTATGCATATAGTGTTTCGGATAGGCCAGTTAAATATATAAAAGGTGTGTTTGTAAGTGAGTCTGGTGGAGATAATTCTGCAACAGTCACCTTTAATTTAGCTGCTTTATAAATGCCTGTTTTACCTAGAACACAACTTGGTTATACATTAGGTATAAAAAGAGATAAGAATATTTATGGACAGGGAGAGAAGATTGCTAGAAATCCTTTTGAGGAAAGTAGAGGGCGTACTAGAATGGCAGGTGACAGACGAGTAGATATCTTCACCGCAGAAAGGGATTACATGAGAGCCCCAACTGTTAGAGGAGATTACCTCCCTAATCGTTTTGTAGCATCTGTACCTGTATCTAGATTGGAGAAAACTGATGGCTAAAGGAAAAATGCCTCCCCAGCTTCTTGAATATTTTAAAAACAAAAACAAGAAGAAGGAAGATGGCAGTGGTGAAAAAATGTCTGATAAAGAGAAACGTAAAGAAGCTTTAGATAAAGCTAGAGATGCTAAAAGTAAAAAAGGGAAAAAAGAAGAAAAATAGGAAAAAAACCTTCCTATATAATTAAAGTAAGTTTCTTAAAAAGTAAAAGTGTCAAGTAGTAGTTCAAACAAACAACCTTTAATGGTGGATCGCCCAGCAACCGCTTCCACATTATGCACGGTTTCTTCGGGTCAATCTTTTCTAACAAGTTTGATACCTACATCAGTTGGTGGAGCTACAAAAGTATTTGATGTTGATTCAGGATTGACAGATACTGCAATTAGTGGAGCGTATATAGACGAAATATTTTTTAGATATACAAAAAGAAGTCTTCAGGCTATAGATTCTTCAGCAGTTACAGCAGGTACATACTCTGCAGATAGCACTACTTGCACAGTAACAATAGCTAATGGGCATAATTTAGAAATAGGACAAAATGTATTTTTAGATTTTTCGACATATAGTTCAGGAACTGTTCCAAAAGATGATACTTTTGAGGTAAAAGACACAACTAACTTTACTTCTACAACATTTGATGTTGATATTCCTTCGTTAAGTGGACCAATTACAGGTAATGTGAATGCATCTTTGCCTACTGATTTTTGTTTTTATCTTGTAAGTACTGGAACAGTAACAAACGTAAATCAATTTTTCCCTTTATTTGTAGCAAGTATAGATTCTAGTCAGCAATATTACAGTTTAACTTTAAATGAGATACTGCCTCTCATAAATCATCCTACTGTTCAAGCTGGATCTAATTTTGGATCAGGTAATAATGAAATAGCTCCAAAACAAAGAGGTTTAATGTTAAAGAGAGGACAAGCTTTGTATGTAGCTGCGAGTGGAGCTACTGCTTTAACAAATGGATTTTATTGTAATATACAGGGCGGTTTCTATTAAACATAATGGCATTCGAAATAAGAGATTTTGGTAAATCGTCAGATTTCGATTTTAATAAAAAATTTAAAAATTTTGATAATAAACCAAAAGACCCAAGTATTTATCCAAGAGGTTCTGATGGTTATGAATTAGAAAGCGAAGTAAAGTTTTATAATCAAGATTCTTTGTGGACTAGATGGAGAAGAGGATACGAACTATATGTAATGATGCAAACGATATTAGGATCTACTTCTAAAGAAAGAGATAAAAGAGGAGATTACAGATTATTTTTTACATTTCAACAGTTTCCCGGAGTTTTTATTCCTGCAAGAATATTTACTTTTCCCTCAAAAAATAAAGAGTTAGGTGAACATGTTTGTGGAATGAGAGATACAGATGGATTTAGTTTTTATGATTTTGGATTACCAATACTTGCTGTAAGATATTTAGCACCTTCAGTAGATGCAACTTATCAACAAAGCGGAACAACTTTAACTGTAACTAAAACAGATCATGGATTATTTCCCGGTGACGATGTTTTCTTAGATATTTCTACTGGAAATGCAATAGATGAGACTTTACAAATTGTAAGTAAAACACAGAATACATTTACTGTTACAGCGACTAATTCTCTAACAACTTCGGGTGATGTTACATATCACAATTCAACAGCATTTAATGACACAAGATGGAGATTTGTGAGAGTTCAATTGAGAACTTTACCTACAGAGGTAGCTTTTCTTGCTGGTGAAAGAATGGCAGATCGAATAATTGAAAAAGACCCCGGAATTTCTTCTACATATACAAGGTCAGGTTCCGAGGTAATTGTAACTTGTAGTTCAGTACATGGATTATCAACAGGTAATAAAGTGTTTTTAGATGTTAGTACTGGTAATGTTTCTTCTGGAAGATATACAATAGAAGTCACATCAAGTACTGAGTTTAAAGTTACTACAATAACAAGCGGAACCACTTCAGGAAATCTTACTTTAAGTAGATTACTAAGAGGATTTAGGTATGATGATTATGTTGGATATACAGTTACAGGATCTGATGCAAATACTAATGAAATTATTTTTCAAAAGAAAGATAGTTATGGAGCAAAAACTGTAGATACAATTGCTAAAACAACAGTACCAGCTCATAGAGGTTTTGCAGTAGGTAGATTTTTAACAACAGAATTAAGATGGAATTGTTCGTGTCAGGATTTTTCTAGAAGAGACAGTTATGATTTATTTAAAAGATCAAATAATTCAAGATTTCCTGTTACTCCTATAAGAGATACAAAACCCGGAAATGTTTTACAGCCAGATGGAACGCTGAGTGATGAAAGAGATATACCTGGTACTTTTAGAGATTTAGGTTATGTAACTATAAATAATTTTTATGAACTACCAGAATATGAAGATGAAAAAGAAAATTCTTTTCAAAATTTACAATATTATCAGCTCCGTTGGTGTAAACATATTTACGCAGCTATGTGGTCGTTAGTTCATGATGAAGGTAATGAGCCATTAAAATTAGCAGCAAAATATTCTCAATCAGGAGTAAATATAACTGTAAACTTTGAAGAACATAATTTAAATAAAAACGATAAAATTCAATTAAATTTTACAAGTGGAAATGCTATTTCTGGAGAATACACAATAACTGATGTACCTGACCCAAATAGTTTTGTTGTTATTTATCCATTTGATGAAATAACAAGTGGTTATGTAACTGTTGAAAATTTAAAAAAACATGAATACGTAGGAGCATGGTTATTAGAACCTAGTGATAAACCTGTAGGCAAAGGTCTTGAATCGTGGGAAAGAAATTGGAGAAAAGAACAAGAAAAACTTAAAGAATCTGCAGAGATATTTGCTCTATATAATCGTTCAACAAAATGGGAAGGAAATAAAGAAATTATTGGTAACTTTAACAATAAACAAAAAGTAGCTAATTTTGATCCATCTGTTGTAGCTATGACATTAACAGATAGTTTAAAAAGAGATGCAAAAGGTGGATTAGATAGATCTGGAAAATCTTTAAATACAACAAATAGAATGATTGCAATGGTAAATAAATTATTTAATAAATCTCCAACAGTTCTAGATGATATAAAGTTTGGAATTATAAACAAACCTCTTATTGAATTCACTGATATTTTTGAATCAGGATTAATTAATTCAGGTGATTATATAAATGGTGAGCTTGTTGATTCTTCTGAGAACACAAGTAATCTTGATGCAAGTACTTATAATCCAGATACTAATCAGGATACAGTAGTAGATGCAGGATTATATATAAATGTAGAGAGCTAATTATGGCAGTACAAATTCAAACAAGAAGATCAAGCACAGCTCATGACAGACCTTTCCCTACACGATTAGGAACTGGTGAGTTAGCTTTAAATAATAATGATGTAAGCCCTGGATTATTTTTCGCTGATAATACAGCCTCACCAAGTACAGGATTAATAAAAGTAGGTCCTGTGCATATTGGTAATACTGCACCAAATAGTTCTGCAACTGGATTTACATCATCAAGCAAGGGTGAGACTTGGCTAGATACAGCAAGCACTCATATTTTTAAAATTTTTGATGGAACATCATTTCAATCTGTAAAAGCAGTAGCATCAGTATCTTCTGGACAACCTGCTAATCCAGTTGATGGACAATTACATTGGGATACATCTGGTGGTGGTAGTGGGGTATTAAAAATATATCTATCTTCCAGTTCTGCTTGGGTTAATGTCTAATTTGTGTGATTTAACAGATGATCTAAAATTCTATCTAATTTAGTATGTACACCTTGCATTTCTCTTAAAAAATCTTCTTTTAAAACATAATCGTGAATTACACTGTTTTTTAAATCATCTACTTCTCGTTGAATTTTATCAAATTTTCTATCTAATTTTTTATTGAAATTACCCAAAGCCCTTGATATACCAGCAAAAGCTCCGATACTTCCTGAAATAATAGCAGCTATGACTTGAGGTTCCATACTTTTATTATAATGGTAGGCACAGTTTAAAATAGATAATTATATATAATTAACATGGCAACAGGATACGAACCAAATATACAAGGAGCTATCTCTGTATTAAGAGACTTGATGGTAGCTAATAGTGTGAATATGACTCGTGAACCATACGATCCTAATTACAGAGGATTAGTGGATGCAGTTATTGATTTAAAAGAAGGGTTTACAACATTTGCTCCTGCCAAAGTTACTTTTAATGCTATTGCTTTTGAGGATATAACGGAAGGTGATGCTTTATATATGAGAACAAGTGATGGTCAAGTAGGAAAAGCTAGTGCTGCAGACGGAAGTATAGAAAATGCATTTGTAATTGGATTTGCAAATATTTCTGGTTTAGCAAATGAAACTATACAAGTTGTCGTAGCTGGTTTGAAAGAGATTTCAGGTTTAAACGCAGGGGATTTATTCTTTTTATCTCCTACAACAGCTGGTGCAATAACTGTAACTCCTCCTTCATCCGCAGGTCAAGCAGTCGTAAGAATAGGTGAAGCTGCAAGTACGACTCAATTGTCTATTCAAATTGAACCTCCAGTGAAATTAAGCTAATGTCTTATCAACCTTATCCCCCTAATGCTCAAGGTTTTACTGAGTCATTAATAGATTTAAAAACGAATTATCCAGGACAAATAACTAATAAAGTAAACGGATTTGAAGCAGAGGCTTTTGAAAATGTAGTTCAAGGTGATGCTGTTTTCTCAAGAGCTAGTGATGGAAAATTAGGAAAAGCAATAGCAAATGATACCCAAGATAAGGCAAGAGTAGTTGGTTTTGTAGAAACAACTACGTCTGCAGGTAATTTAGTCCGCTGTATTGTAGAAGGTGTTACTCCAGTAACACCGTTAGAAGCTGGTAAAAAATATTTTTTATCAGCTAATTCTGCAGGATCAATAACAAAAAATCCTCCAGTAAACTCAGGACATTATGTTACAAGAGTAGGACAAGCTGCTACTACTGCTTCATTAATAGTAAAGACAGAACCACCTGTTGAGTTAAGTTAACAATTTAGTGGGATTAAAATAAATATAAATAAGTTCTTTTGAACGAGAATCTAATCTAGATATAAGATGGCAACTAGAAAATCATTAGTGCTTGTTTCAGGGCTTTTTGAGGAGTTAGATTCATCTTCTGATAAATTAGATTTTGCTGGTAATACAACTGCAGATTTAACTGAAAATACTAATCTTTATTACACTGATACAAGATCAAGAGCTGCTGTTTCTGTAACTGATTCTGGGGGAGATGGTAGTCTTTCATATGACAATTCAACAGGAGTAATTACATATACAGGACCTTCTGCATCTGAAGTAAGAGCACATATTAGTGTGGCATCTGGATCGGGACTTACGTATAACTTTGGTACTGGAGAACTAGGGACAAGTGCAATACCTAATGCTCAACTAGCAAATTCATCTTTAACAGTAGGAAGCACTTCTATTAATTTAGGAGCTACTGCAACAACGATTGCAGGTTTATCTGCTCTTACTTCTACCACTTTGACTGCAACAACTCTAATTTCTGGAGTAGCAGACGCTGCAAATGCTATTTCTATAGCTGGTGGAAATATAACTTTTGAAGGGTCAAGTGCTGATACTGACGAAATAATATTAACAGCAGCTGATGCATCAGGTGGAGATAAAACCATAACTTTACCTAACACGACTGGAACTGTTGCATTAACTAGCGATATTGTTTATCCAGTTACTTTATCAAATTCTGTCACATTAACAAATAAAACATTAGCTCTTGGTTCTAATACAATATCTGGTACAACTGCAGAGTTCAATACTGCATTAACTGATAATTCGTTTGCTACATTAGCTGGTTCTGAAACTTTAACAAATAAAAGTCTTACTGCTCCAACTTTAACTGGGTCTTCTACTTCTGCTGGTAGCATAATTTTTAAAGAGGATACAGATAATGGAACAAATTCAGCAACACTAGTAGGACCAGCTTCTACAGCTGATGTGACAATAACATTACCGGCTGAAACAGGCACAGTATTAACATCTGCTTCTTCAATTGCTAATAGTAATCTTGCAAATAGCACAATAACTATAGGAAGTTCTTCTGTTGCATTAGGCTCCAGCCAAACTACATTTACTGGATTAGCTTCAATTACTTCAACTGCTGTAGTAACAAACGACAGTGGATTTAGAGTTAGAAATAACAGCGACAACACAAAAGTAGTCGCACTTGATTGTTCTGGAATTACAGGAAGTACAACAAGGACACTAACAATACCTGATCAGGACGGAACAATTGCTTTAGTCGGAGGCGGATCGACTGAGTTTGCAGATGATGTTTTCAGAGTTACTGACAATGGAGATTCTAGCAAAAAATTAGCTTTTGAATGTTCTGGAATTACAGGAAGTACAACAAGAACCATGACTGTCCCTGACAGTGATGGGACAATAAGTACGGAGAGTTTTGCTACCGCAATAGCAGTAGCGTTAGGATAGTATTATGGCAACTCAAGTTCAATTCAGAAGAGGAACAACAGCTGAGCACAACAATTTTAGAGGTGCTGATGGAGAAGTAACTGTAGATACTTCTATAAAAACTGTTGTAGTACATGATGCAGTAACATCAGGTGGATTCCCTTTATTAAGACAGGATGCTTCTAATTCTCAATTAGAAAGAGGTTCTACTACTAATTGTGCTTTAAAATTTGCTGGAGATTTTGATACAGGGATTATAAGTCCGGCTTCTGACGAGTTAGCTTTAGTTACTGGTGGGTCAAGTCGTCTTACAATAGATTCTAATGGAGCTGCGACCTTTACAGGTAATGTCCAAATTAATGGACAATTATCAATTACTGGTACTGTAAACTCTGAGGAAAACTTAGCACTAATTATTGCTTTAGGATAATATGGCAAACACCTTCAAAGTCGATACGAAATCAAGTTGTGTAACTGATGCACATAGCAGCACTAATGCAAATGTTTTAACAGCCGGTAGCTCTGCGACATTAGTTCTTTTGAGTATATTAGTTTCCAATAAAACAGCATCTAGTGCTGATGTAGATGTTTTTTTAGTTACTAATACAGGAGATGATGTATTTCTTTTAAGAAATGCCCCAGTGCCAGCTGGATCTTCTCTTGAATTAATTAGTGGATCGAAAGTTATTATGGAATCTAATGATATTTTAAGAGTAAGAACTGATACTGCAAGCACTCTTGATGTAGCTATAAGTTATTTAGAACAGACCTAAAATGGGATTATCAGTTAATAATGATCTTGTAACTTTATCAAATAATTTTGAAAGTCTTAAAGCGAAAGTTGAGGCTATCGAAATTATAGTTTACGGTGAAAGAGTTTTAGAACTAGATGATTCTACTTGGGAGAATATTAGAAAAAAACGAGATTATATTTTAAAATCTACAGACTGGACTGTCACTCCGGGTTGTTCTGTTGATCAGGCTCAGTGGTCTGCTTACCGACAAAACCTTAGAGATATACCTCAGACATATACTGTAATCACTGATGTAGTTTGGCCTAATCAGCCATCTACATTAGGACCTAATAGTTAGAAAGTCCCATATTTACTAAGCTTAAAATGATTAAAGAAATTAAGAAGAATTCTGGATTAATCTGCTATGCCATATATTGGAAATAATATTCGTTCTGCTGATGATTACAGATTAATTGATGATGTAAGCAGTAGTTTTAACGGAAGCACTACGAGCTTTCCTTTACAAGTTTCAGGAGTTTCTCCTTCACCTTTTCCAAAATCACCACAACAAGTTTTAATATCTGTAAATGGTGTTGTTCAGGAACCTGATCCCACTGGAACTGCAGGATTTAATATTGTCGGAAATAATATAGTTTTTAGTTCAGCACCAGCAAATGGACAGGCATTTTTTGGAATAATATATGCAACAGCTGATTATATAAATGCAGGAGGAACATTTCCTACAGGAACAAGTAATCTTCCATCTATAACTTTTACTTCAGATGTAGATACAGGATTATACAGAAAAGCATCTGGTACTGTTGGATTTGTTTCAGATGGCACTGAAGTTGGAAGTTTTGATAGCAATGGAATTAATGGTAATGCAATGAATGTAACAGGCACTGTTACTGCAAATGCTTTTTCAGGAGATGGATCGGCCTTAACGAATTTACCATCGTCAGGTGGTACGGTTGGACCAGGTACTGAACAATTATTTGTTGAAGCTGAAAATCAATTAGATGCTAGCTTTGCAACTACAACAGGTAAAAATTATATTTCTGCTGGACCGTTGACTATTGCTTCTGGTGCTGTACTTACTATTACTTCTGGCTCTACCATGACTTTCGTTTAAAAGTTATGACAAATCTAAATACAAATGAAATCGAATCTACTTCTACCAATACAAATGTAAAAGTAGAGGTAAAAGGGTCTGATGGAGGATTAGAAGTTAGAGGAGCAGGAGGAAATGATGGGGTTTTACAGCTTAACTGCAGCACACAAAGTCACGGTGTTAAATTAAAAAGTCCAGCAAATAGTGCTGGTCAAAACTACACGATGATTTTGCCTGATAATCAAATTGAAGCTGGTAAATATTTAAAGGTGAAAAGTGTAACTGGCACAGGAGCTGATGCTGTAGGGCAATTAGAATATGCAACTGTTGCAGCAGCAGATCTCTCAAACTTAGACGCAAGTAACATAACATCAGGTACTTTGTCTAGCGATAGATTTACGCTCCCAGCTTCTTCAGGAGCCGGATTAAAATTTATTCAAAAACAAACTGTCAGCTCTAATAATACTATTACTCAGATAGATTTTACATCACTAGATTCTAATTCAATGTATAAGATTGTAGGTAAACGTGTGAAAGCTA